GCAAACGCAGAGATCACCGCTGGCTACAGTGGCGCTACCGGCATCTACTACTTCGGCAACACCGGCACCAAGTATCTGAACTACGACGGTGCTAACTATTTCTTGACTGGCGGCCCGCTCAACGTCGTCGATAAGCTCACCGTGCGGACGCCGCCAGCGGGTGGGGTTACGCCGCCTGCGGGTTACGCTTTCAGCATCGCCTACGGCGGCGGCACCGAGTTCGGGATCGAGATGCGTGCGGCGTCCGACGTCGCCGGCTACAACGCCATCTCCTTCCATAACAGCGCGAATACGGCTGTCGGGACGATCGCCTGCAACTCGGTGTCAACAACCTACAACACGTCCTCCAGCGCCGAACTGAAGGAAGATCTCAAGACCTTCGACGCGGGCAACATCGTGGACAACACCGACGTCTATGATTTCAGATGGAAGTCCACGGGCGAGCGCGCCTATGGCGTCATCGCGCAGCAGGCGGTCGAGGTCTACCCGACCGCGGTGACGCACACGATCAACCCGGAAGACAAGGACGACGAGTTCTGGGGTGTTGATTATTCGAAGTACGTCCCGGTCTTGCTGCAAGAACTCAAAGCGCTGCGGGCCAGGGTCGCGCAGCTGGAGGGCAAGACCGATATTGGGGTTAAGCCCCAATGATCTTTCTGGTGCTGATCGTGCTGCACTCGGGATCGGGTACGCCGGTGGAATTGAACCCGGCGATGGTGACCAACCTGCGCAACCCCGAGCCGGGCAATGGCGCCTTCAGTCCTGGCGTCAAATGCCAGATCAACATGGCGGACGGAAAATTCGTTACCGTCAAGGAGACTTGCGAACAGGTGCGTAAGATGATGGAGATGGCAAAGTAGGAGGCCCGCTATGTGGAAGGCCCTGCTGATCGCACTGCCGCTGGCACTATCTCTGACAGGCTGCCTCACGCTGGAGGAGCAGCGCCGGATCGATGATACCTATCAGTTCCGCTTCTACTCGAAATCTGAAGTAGACGCCCTCAACGCCAGGTCCGAGTGCCGGCTCCTGGCCCGCAACCTGGTGCAGATCGCGCGTTGCGACGGGAGATAGCCATGCTGACCTCGGTGATCACGTTCCTGATCTGGATCTGCGTCTTAGCGATCGTCATCTACCTGGTGATCTACGTCCTGCGCGACGTGGTCGGCCTCCCGATTCCGGCCAAGGTTATCCAGCTGATCTGGGTCATTGTGGCGCTGATCGCCATTCTGTGGTTGGTTCAGCTGGTGCTGGGCGGCGGCCACGGGTTGCCTCGCCTTAACTAGGGAGCCAACATGACCAAGTACCTGTTCGCCGTCATCGTGCTGCTGATGGCGGCCGAGAGCTGTGCCGAGGCCCGCACCCGCGTTACCATCACCGCGCCCACCTCGCGCAGCAACGCCGAGATCATCTGCCCCTGGACGACAGGCTCGGTGTCGCCGACCTGGCCGCAAGACCAGCAGAAGCTGTATCTTGGCGTCTGCCCGCCGCAAGCCACCCACCGCTAACCCAAGGAGAACACCATGCCCAAGAAACCAGGCGGCAAAGGCCCCGCCGCCGTCGGCAAGCCGGTCAAGCCATCTGCCGCCGTACAAAGCGCCCGCCAGGGTAAACCCCCAAAAGGCGGCAAGAAAGGCAAGTAACATGGCCAAGATGACCAAGGCGCCCACCGTCAACATCAAGCCGCCGCCGGCGCCGAAAGCCCCGCCGCCGAACTTCTCCAAAACGCAAGACAACTTCTCGCACCACACCTCACCCAACAAAGGCCCGCAGGCGGTGGACCCGACGGTGAACGCGGTCAGCTCGGCGCCGCGGGCCAAGATCCGTACCCTGCCGGACGCGCCGCAGGCCAAGTACAAGCATGACGACTGACAAGGAACGGCAGCTTCGGCTGCTGCGGCGCAAGCGTGCGATTCTCACCGCAAGGGAGGATCTGATCGCGTTCACGCAGCTGATGATGCCGGACCCCAACTTTGACGACGATGTCACCAAGTCGCTGTATATGCCGCAGCAGTTCCATCGCGTTATCGGCCGCTCCCTGGAGGAGGTCGAGCGCGGCGATTATCGGAGGTTGATGATCAATGTGGGGCCACGGTTTGGCAAGACTACCCTTGCTAGCGCGATGTTTCCTGCTTGGTATATCGGTCGACATCCCGAGCGATCGATCATCGTCGCCACCTACAACGAACACTACAGCTGGGATCTGGGGCGCCGGGTACGGGATATTATGGCTACCCCGGAGTATGCTCAGGTGTTTCCGGCGGTGGAGATCAAGGTAGGTGCCAGTGCCGTTAATCGCGTGCAGACAACTCGCGACGGCGTGGTTTTCAGCGTGGGTAGAGGCTCATCGATTACTGGTCGAGGCGGCCATTGCATTCTACTCGATGACCCCATCAAGGACCGAACCGAAGCCGATTCTATGCTGGTGCGGGAGAAGCTGTGGACCTGGTACAACCAAGTGCTCCGTACACGCCTCATGGACTCCACTGGCACCATCGTCATCGTTCAAACGCGATGGACCGAGGACGACCTCGTCGGCCGACTGATCGACCCGATGAACCCGTACTATAACCCCGAGGAAGCCAAAGGTTGGCGTAAAATTGACCTACCCGCGCTAGCCGAGGACAACGACATCCTCGGCCGCGCGCCAGGCGAGCCGCTGTGGCCGGAGCGTTTCACCAAGGAATATCTGGAAGAGATCCGCGCCACCGATCCCAGAGGCTTCAGCGCGCTGTATCAAGGCAAGCCCTCGCCGGTCGGCGGCGCCTTCTTCCAGTCAGCGGACCTCGTCCCTTACACCAAGATGGACGACATGCCGTCCTGGCAGAAGATGCGGTTCTACGGGGCCAGTGACCACGCGGTGTCGACCGATCGCGTGGCCGACAAGACCTGTTTGATGATCGTCGGCGTCGATGAGAAAGATAATCTCTGGGTCATGCCGGACGTGGTCTGGGCCAAGCTCGACAGCCACGCCGCGATCGAGGGCATGATCGCGCTGATGAAGAAGTACAAGCCGCAGTTTTGGTGGGCCGAGGGCGGCTCCATCACCAAATCGATCGGACCCTTCCTGCGCAAGCGGATGATCGAAAAGCAGGTGTTCTGCGCGATCGATCCCATTAATCCGGCCGCGGACAAGCAGCAGCGTGCGCAATCCATTCAGGCCCGCTGCTCGATGAAGATGGTGCATTTCCCGACCTTCACCCGCTGGTGGGCCGACGCCCAGGACCAGATCCTGAAATTTCCGCACGGCGCCAAGGACGATTTTGTCGACGCTCTGGCCCTAATTGGTTTAGGACTAGCCAAGATGCATGGCCGGACCCGGAACAGGCCGCCGGAGCCGGACATCAAGGAAGGCTCGTTCGCTGAGATGTTCCAGCAGACCCGCCGCCGCGAAGGTCAGAGCCGCCGGGCCAGGAGTTTGCAAGGATGGTAGACACCTTCGACAACTCCACGATGGGGCTGTTCTCGGGCGAAAGCCCCGACGCCAGCAGCGCCGCCGACATCAATTCCTCGACCGGCCGGCCCAACGTCATCCCCCGCAACCAGCCCGAGCCGCCGCAGCGGCGGCATCGGCTGGTCAGCTCCTGGACCGACAAGGTCAAGAAGGCCAAGCGGTTCTGGAAGCCCAGCTTTGACCGGATGCGGGAAGATCAGGAGTTCGCCTTTGGCAAGCAATGGTCCAAGGACGCCGGCGATCGGCGCTACGTCGCGAACCTCACGCTACGCCTTGTGGCTCAGAAAACGGCCTTCCTCTACGCCAAGAATCCCAAGGCCGTGGCCAAGAAGCGGCCACGTCTCAATGCTACCTCCTGGGACGAAAGCCAGACCACGCTGAACCAATTGATGCAGTCCGGCGCCATGATGATGGGCCAGGCCCAGCAGATGGGCATGCCCGGCGGCGGTGGCATGCCCGGCCTGCCGCCCGAGATGATGGGCGGCGTGATGCAGGCCGCCTCCGGCGCGCTCGGCGGCGCGATGCCGATGGCGACCAACAATACCTCGATTGACGCTCTGATGGCCGGCGGTGCTCCTTCCGCCCCGTCAGGCGGCCCGCCTGGTGGGGGTGTTGGTGGCCCGCCAGGCGGCAGCCTGAACTCGATCGCCGCAGCCGTTGGCTCCCAGCTTGGTGGCGCTACCATGCCCGGCATGGGCGCAGGCCCGATCCCCGGCGCCATGAGCGGCGGATCTGGGCTGGGCGACCAGCTCGGCATGGCCGCCGCCGCCGGCGCCGCCCAGGGTATGGTGCCGCCGGGGTCGCCGATGATGGCGCAGGCGGTCGGATCTGGCCTCGACATCATGATGGACGCCGCCCGCGTCAAAAACGAAAACATCATGATGGACAAGCTGGCTCGGACGCTGGAGCTGCTTTACGCCTACGAGGTCGACAACCAGCCGCATCCTTTCAAGAGCATGCTGAAGATGACGGTGCGCCGTGCCGTGACCAACGGCGTGGCCTACGTCAAGCTTGGCTATGAAAGAGTGATGAGCCAGCGGCCGGATCTCGAGAAAGTCATTGCGGATGCCAATGAACGATTGGCCACGCTGGAGCGGTTAGCGGCCGATGCCGCCGACGACATCACCGACGACAACGATAAGGAAGCCGAACAGCTTAAGCTGTTGCTACAGGATTTGATGGCGCAGCAGGGGCATGTGGTGCGCGAGGGGCTGACGTTTGACTTCCCGCAATCCACCAAGATCATCCCCGACACCAAGTGCATCGATCTCAAGAACTGGGTCGCGGCCGACTGGGTTTGCGAGGAGTACCTGCTCTCGACTTCCGAGATCGAAGAGATCTACGGCGTCGACGTCCGCGGTCACTGCACCGAGTACGGCGACAACGACGCCAACGACCCGGTGGCGATGATGGCCAACTGGTCC